GGCGTTTGGGTCAAATTTCGTCCGGCGTTTCCATCATTTCTTTTCCGGCGTTGACAGAAGTGCTCTTGAGTCAAATTTAAGATCATTTTCATGAACAAAATATACACCGAGGCGCTTATCCTCAGCAGATGCCATTTTAGCTTTGTTTCCAACGATAATTGTATTTACAGTTTCACAGAAGCGTTTCCAAGTAACATCAGTATCTAAAATTTCTGCATCAGCCAGCGAAGGACGTACATTGTCAAAGTTATTCTCAATAAGTCTCATCCGCCATCTACGTTGGAACGCAGTATCAAGAGTGAATACATTCTGGTCAGATGTATTCATTGTGCCAATTATAGAAAGGTTGGAAGGGATGCGAACCTTATGTGCTGGATTTCCATAAATAAATTCAGCCATGTATTTATGGGTAATACCATACTCGCTCGTTCCTACTGGAAAACCATCATCGCCATCCTGCATCTCAACTTTTCGATCAAGCAGTTGGAATATCTCTCCAAAAATAGCAGGTGCATTACCACGATTAATTTCCTCAATTATAAGGATGTATTTGCTCATCGGATTGCGATATGCATTAGAAAGAATCGTAGTAAATGGTCCAGGTGTGAATTCATATGTAACTTGTTTATCCTCGTCTACCACAGGCAGAATCTGTCCAACGAAATCTGCATTTGTATAATCTGGATGGAAAACCAAACGATCAACAATGCTATCTTCGTTGCAATATTCATGCTCAATAGTCCAGCTCTTTCCAGAGCCAGGAACACCATATAGAAGGATATTCTTTCCACCTGTTATTCTATCAGCGTAATCATAATCAATTTCTCCAAGCATCTCTACGTTTACTCTTGTATTAGTTGCTAATTTAAAGAATTGATTATTCAGTTCCTGCAGGCCACCATCTTCATCAATACCACGATTCGGGATAACGCCATAACACTCATACTCAAATAATTGGTGCTTCTTCAAAATTATTAAATAGGAGCCTGCATGCAATAATCTTCTAAAGGCAATAAAGTCTTCCCCATCGAAGTTGATTAGAGATACTTGTATTTGATCAGCTTGTGCTCGTCTTTTACCCCTAACAACAGATGTTACCGAACGTTTTTTATCAGAGGTAAAAGATATGTTTGAACCTTCACTATTACGGTCAAGATACTCTACATTAGACTTCGTTAAAATCATTGGTACTTGAGTTATAAAGTATTTCTTTAAGTCCGCATCTGATTCAGAATCATTGAAGTACCCATCTGACCGAAGATATGGGAAAATATCCATTTGAACTCCAGTTATGGCTATATGCGTCTGATTTGTCGTTCTTCCGTCGTCAAGGGTATTAGATGCCTCTAACTTCTTAACGATAATCCCATCATAAACATTTTTATCAATTGTTGTACCTATCAAGGCTAAAACGCTTTGAATTCTTTCGATTGCTTCATTAAATGTCATACTCTTCACCTCATTATAAATAATTTTTAATTACTTCCGCTATAGCTCGACCTAAAAGAGGGGGTACTGAATTTCCTATTTGCATATATGTTTTTGTATATGCACCCCGGAAAAAGTAATCATCTGGATATGATTGCACCCTTGCGGCCTCTCTTGGAGTTAGTCCACGCGCTTGTGTTGGATGTATATACATATTACAGTCAAACTTCATATGAGCCGTTATGGTTTTACATACTTTATTTTCCTCAAGTTTAAAATACTTATCTTTAAAAATGTCATTTCTTCTACTATAAGGCATGATATCTGCAATCTTAGGATCATCTGATCTATCACCTTGGTTAAGCCTTCCAAATATTTCTATATCTCGATCATTATTATACCTAGCCTTATGATTAAACACTATGGGACAGTTTCGATTTTGATTAATAAACTGAATATAATCATTTTCAACAACTGAAGTCTTTTTTTCAATTTTCTTTCCTGATATCTCAGAGTCTACTTCTGTAGCATTTTTCTTTCTAGATGCTTCGAGTTCCCTTAATCCAAATAGTGCATCTGCTAAAACAGTATTAGGAATTGCCTCAGAAAGTCCTTCAATTTCATCGAATAATTCATCGTTATTTATCTCAACTCTATTGCCAATAAAAATTAGTCTTTCTCGATTTTGTGGCACTCCATAATCCTTAGCGTTTAGTATCCTGCATGAAACTGAATATCCAATGTTCTCAAAATCTTCTATTACTTGAGTGGATACAGATTTCATACCTTTCACATTTTCCATTACGAAAAACTTTGGCTGGACCATTGATACAACTTTAACATAACTCTTATAGAGCTTATTACGCGGATCATCAATGAGTCGTTGTCTATTAGCCATGCTAAATCCTTGGCATGGTGGGCCTCCCACAACAACATCAACCTCATCAAACCTCTGTAGATTTTCAATATTATCAATAACATCATTAATATCACCAAGTATAATGTGTTCCCTAGGTGTTTCCGGATGATTATGTGCATATGTATCTACGCAACAAGGCTCTATGTCATTTGCTAAACTTGTAATGAAACCGCTTTGTGTAAAGCCTAAAGAAAGACCACCAGCCCCACAAAATAAATCGATCATGACTGGTGCGTTGTGGTCATAATTTTCAATACGATTGCGAATATAACTATTACAATACTTGGATATAACACATTCATTACACTTTTGCGTACCACAACAATCATCGTATAATGCTGTAAGTAATTTACCTATTTTTTGAGATTTTTTTGCTGACTGTTTAAATATGGAACCACGTCCATCTAAGTATTCGTTACCTACCGCTGAAGCTATATAGTCTAGCACAGTCTGTGCTTTATTCTTATCAAAATTATAATCCTTATTATAAATAGATGATAATATAGAATTAATTTCTTCTTTATCTTTATTGAAATTGAAACTCTCCATTATGCCCATTCTCCTAATTCTAATAATACATCTTTAATCTTTTCTGCAACTGCTTGCGAAACATTAACAGTAACTGCATTTCCAAATTGCTTATATGCTTGTGAATCAGAAACAGGGATTACAAAATCGTCATCAAATCCCTGCAGTCTCGCACATTCACGGGGAGTGAGACGCCTTACTCTACCATTTTGTGTAACATAATTATCTTGGCAAGCTCTGTGCATTTTTGCCATAGTTGCACATAACGGTCTTGCTATTTCCAAATCAATTTCTGATTTAGCCTTATATCCACCCGTTCCATTAGATAAGATGGTTGGCAATATCCTATCAGATAAAAAATATTTCTGATCAACATTGTGTTCCAATAGATCTTGCAATGTTAAATCAAGCTCCTGCTTTTCCGGAAACAAAAACTCTGCATTTTCATTTGCAAAACAAACGATATATGTTCTGTTTCTTGTTTGCGGAATACCATAATCAGCTGTATTCAATACATCTGTAAAGACCTTATAACCCAAATCTTTTTCTAAGATATTTAAGATTGTTTTGAATGTCCTTCCTTTATCATGGGTGCGTAATGAACGTACATTTTCCAAAACAACTACTTTTGGCTTTTCATTTTTATCTATTTTATATTTTATTATTTCTGCTATTCTAAAAAAAAGAGTTCCACGAGCGTCTTCAAAACCTCTTTTTTCACCCATCATGCTAAACGGTTGACAAGGGAACCCACCTATTAAGACATCAAAATCTGGCAGTTCCTCAAGAGGGATATCGTTTATATCTCCAAGCACGATGTGGTCACCAAAATTCTCCTTATATGTCTGAACAGCATATTTATCAAAATCATTTGCCCATACAATGTCATAGCCAGCATTTTGAAAGCCTTTATCTAAACCCCCACATCCACTAAATAGGGATAGAATTCTCATATTTTATTACTCCTTTCGGGACTTTATATACTCCCGTATCCACGTACCAATTTCAATTGAAGCTTTTTTCCCTTCGAGAGCCAATAATTCCATGAATTCTTTTTTGATTTCTGGTTCTATGGCTACTTCAATTTTGGCTGTTTTTACTTTACCGGGAGGTCTCCCACATATTTTTGATTTATTATTCATAAGTGACTCCTCCAGGAATTAATCCTTATTATATAATGATTACATCAGGGTCTAAAATAGTATAGCATAGACTGTAGGAAATTTCAATCCCCCAAATCGACATGAATTTCGCGGTTAAAGTATGCAAATAGATCGTCAACTCAATTCTATTTTTGCAGTAATTCTATCCACTCGCCACATTTTTGACAGTAATTTCGTCAACTCAGTAGGCAATTAGTAACAATGTCCACTCAACCCTGTATTTTCGGGGTTTTAGATATGTTCTTACAATAAAAATATCCGTGACCTAGAACCCAGCTTGAATATGAGTTCAAAATCACGGAATTCCCTTTATATCAAGCACTTTTTCGCTTTTATTTATCAACCCTTGATAGAGTAGAACAGTGGGTTTACCACCGTCCCCTCATCAAACCGTACGTGCGATTTTCCCGCATACGGCTTTCCGATATTCTTCTTCCTTCAGCATTCAGCCGCACATATTTGCTAGTCCTGCCTGTTTAGTCAATTCTCTGACCTTTGCTGCACTTCCTAGCCTATAATTGCGTTGTTTCTTCCGATTGTACCACCGAGTAAACTTGAAATTTATATACTTATCTATCTTCCATAACCATGGTCTGCTAAATCGTCTGGTATAATAGTTCCTCATGCCAATGATTTTAGGATTGAGTAGCTTCACCATCTCTTCCATACTTAGCAGCAGCTTGCTAGGACTGTTAAATACCTCTTTTATGTTAGCTCTCATTTTCTTCATAGCCTTCTTAGACGGTATCTGTTGTAGTGTCCAATACCACTGCCAGTTTTTATTTCTAAAACGCTGAAATCTATTATTGAAGCCAAGAAAATCAAAACTACCTTTACCAAAATACATATCAACCAGTCTTGTTTTCTCACTGTGAAGCGTTAGTTCCAGTTTTTCCATAATCCACTTCACAGCGCGCAAGGCTTCTTCTGCATGAGATAACCTCTTACACAATATCACAAAATCATCTGCATAACGCACTAATTCACCCAGATGTCCAAAGGCTTTATTCCAATACACATCAAAATAATTCAGATATATGTTGGACAATAGTGGAGAAATAACTCCACCCTGCGGTGCTCCCAGTATACTTTCACTGTACCATCCGTTTTCCAGCACTCCTGCTTTTAACCAACTATTTATCAGCTTTAATACTCTACGGTCAGTTATTCTTTGTTTGAGCAACAAAATTAGCTTATCATGGTTGATGCTACCAAAATAATCTTTTATGTCAGCATCTATTACCCATAGTGCACCACCTTTGTCGGACACTTCAAATATCCTGTCCATTGCTTGTTTAGCACTTCGTTTCGGTCTAAATCCATACGAACAGGGTTGAAAATCTGCTTCAAACACCGGCTCTATCACTATCTTTGCCGCCATCTGTACTATTCTGTCCTTAATCGTAGGTATCCCCAATGCTCTTTTTCTACCATCTGGTTTTGGAATATAGCTTCGTCTGACAGGCTTACACCGGTACTTCCCAGTCCTCAATTCTTCCGCTATTTCGCCCAGTAGTTTTTCTTCACCGTACGTTTTCACATCATCAATGCTGACTTTGTCAATACCGCCTGTTCCACCATTCTGTTTTACCCGTTTCCATGCTTCTTCTAAGATATCATTACGGTATATCTTGTCATACAACGCATAGAACTTTCTCTTTCGGTCAGCTTTGGCTGTAAGGTATAGTCTGTTTTGGAAGTCTCGTACTTTTTCATGGGTGTTTATAGCTTTTTCGGCAATCACCGGCACCTACCTCCTTTACAGACTTGAATAAAGTTGTGCCCCTTCCCTATGCACAGTTTTGTTGTCTGTACAATCCTTGGTACTATGAGCACTTCTGACTGCCTCTTTGCAGAAAGCAACTTCGCTTTTGCTTATATGCTTCCTCTTTACAGTTTCCTGTGCAAAGTAGGCTCTCTCCAGTTCCGACAAATACTTTCCTGACGTGTCGTTACCTCTACACCGCAGGGTTCTTAGGTATTGCATTTAGGGTTCTTCATACCGTCTTCTGTCTTTGCTGTTGATGTCGCAGCTCGACTCCCTGTTGTTTCCTTTCGGAAATGTAAATAACGGTGCGGCAGTATTCACTTTATGTTACAACCCGCCAGTTTGCCTGCTCCTTACGGAACATTCCGTAACGCTTCAACGCATAGATTACACCATACGCTGGTTACTGACTAAGTGGCTGCCCTACCTTTACCACTGCAGGACTTTCACCTGCTAGCATTTGCCAGCTTAGCTGGACGCACACATCAATACGACCGTCTCAACGTGGCTTGAGAGGACAGAACGAATGTCTTTCGAGCCGTCGGTTCTCGGAAACATATCCACTACATTTTTTGCACTATCGGTAGACGGGAACATATCGACATAAAAATATGTAAACACACTCTTTGCGTTTAAATCAATCTTTAATGTATTCAGAATTCATTATGCAAATCATATACAATACAGATGGCAGTATACCTTCCTGCAATGCAATATAACTTATACTTGCACCTTGCTGCAAAAAACCTTTCTCATCTGTTGTAGTATGGAGAGGATTCCTTTTATGCATATCTTCCCTTACCAGTTTGCACAATCGTTTCATTTCAAATTGAGGTATCTGATTTACTTTCTTTATAATAGTCTCCTTAGAAATAACATCATCAGATAATGCATTAAATATATCTATAAATTTCTCAAAATCTTGACTTGGCAATTCGTAATTGCAATTATAGTGCTTTGCTTTGCAATTTAATCTTCCCCATAATATATCTACTTTTTCACATTGGAATATCTTCTTTGGAAAATGTGTCTCAATAAACGCTCTGTCTTTTTCATCATAATAGTAAAAAATTACTTTTGTTAGTTTTTTATTATTTAGTATGGCATCAAAAATATGTGCATCATTGTTTGGTGACATCCCAATAAGAATCAATTCTCCTTCTATTTTACTGAAATCTTCAAAATGGTATTCTGTTGCCATGCTCAATTCCGGATGTGAAATCTTCGTCATAATCATGCTATATTCTAGAGGTTTTTCTTCTTTTAACCTTTCTACCTGTTGTTTGAATGTCTCATCATTCGCATATCTATCAGCAAAATTTTCAGCCTCCTGAATTAAGCGATGACTATCACTTATAACTTTATATTTTAGTCTACCACTATAATTCAAAAGAGCATTACAAAAACAATGTTTCATATCTTCGAAAGCAACTGTTTCTCCAGCCATCTTTCTGATATACCCCAAAACATTATTTTCATTTTCGCTATTTGCTAAAACTGAAAAATCGCCATGAAGATGATAAACTTCTTTCTGAGTTAAATTCTCAATATTATTATCATAATTCAAGGTATATATATTATCAAAGGATTGGAAATAGCGTCTAACCTTTTTATTTTGTTTCATTTTCTTATAAATTTCTTGAATTTTACCACTATTAAAGATTGCATCCAGTATTAAACGTTCGAATCCTTGTATTGCAGATTGTCTATTTTCCTCCAAGTCGAAATTCTTCAAGAAGAACATATGAACAACAAAAAACCAATCTTCGAGCATTATATCATATGCATTCTCTATAGTTGTATCATAGCGACCTTTAAAATCCTTTAATGCATCCAAAGTATCATCATCTGTAGCAAAAGAATCATACTCGCCTTTACGAATTTTATTAGCTTCTTCAACAAAATTTTCTAATAAATTGACTATCTCATTACCTGTAAGTTTATTCCCAAACAACTCATTATAACTATCAAGTTTAGCTCGATATTTTATTCTCTTCATAATAAAATTACTACTGTATGCAATCCCACCAAATTGAATATTAATACCATTGCCTAATAATAAATTTTTCAAAATATACATCCCCCATTACTGCTATTAATCTTCATCACAATCCTGCAAACCATCAAACACTAACAACTGTTCTATGGGTAAACATTTCCTTAAAAATAGAGTTAAATCCATACCTCCAACAGCTACTCCACCACAAAGTGAACCTTTGGAAATATACTCTTCATCTTCAGTATCTGTAATAACCATTTCCCAATTGCCTATATCTGTCGCATAGCAAACCAGTTGGTCACTATTTAAGTACTGTGAAAAAAGTTCCAGTATCTCCTTTGCTACAGGTTTCCCGATAGCAAACTGTTGTCTTCTACAAATCTCAAAATGGTCAAACCCATTGGCATACTTATATCCTGTAAACCATACTCTACCAATAGCAGATATAGTCAAATGCTGTTCCACTTCATCTTCAGGAAGTGGTTCTGGACCATAGCATATATTATTAGATACAATTCTTATTTTTTGTATCTGCAATCAAAACACCTCCTAAATCTCGTTCAATATTTCTTTCATTCGGTCAATCATATAATCCTTCTCAGTATCTATTGGCCCATTGCTTTCTTGTAAGTCATTAATGTAAGATTCTATAATATCCTTAGAGTTTACAAAGCTTATATTTTTGGATGAATTGCTGAGGATAACTTGTGCATCAATATAAGCACTTATGCTATTAATCACAATATTTAACAACTTTTCCGCCTGTTCAGTATTTCCGTTTTTCATTGCTTCCTTTGCGGAAAAACTTAATGAACGTATATCTTCTCCCCATATTGCATACCTTGACGGAGTTGCTTTGCAATTTTCATCACACGAGTCAAAAATTGCCCTTTCAAATCTGTCCATGACCATTTCTTCACTGTCGTTTTCTTTTACTCTCTCAATAATAATCGGATTCTCTGAACCCCGATATTTATAAAAACTTATGATAGCTCTCATTAAGGCTTCCATCCGTGCCAATATCCATCACACCCTTCTTCCGTAACTATTTAATACTTCTTTGGAAATTTTTTTTTTCCAAGTTGCCATAGGTACTTATCTATATCTTTAAGGTTATATGGCTCAAGATCATAGAACCTACTGAATTTCAGTAAAATGTTTTTGAACTTAACATAGTCCTTTAGGTCGTCATTGCTAAATCTATAAAACCCATCAACATCCCTAAAATAGCGAAGAAGCCTATCTACATAACTGTCATAGATAGGAAAGTCCAAAGGCTTATGATGGCTGCAATATTTTGTTGCAAAGGAATAAAAATTTTTCACCGTACCGTTATCCATATTGACTCTGGCAATATCATTTACTAAAGTTACATCACCCGCCATCAGCCTTTCATCAATATCTAAATTGATGATGTGTTTTGCGACCTTAAATGGAGAGAATATGTTGGTGCTGTAAAAGTCATTCAAGGCTGAAACTTTTATAAGAACGTCGTCGATATCTTTATTATTGGGATATGTCCGGTAAAAGAGTTTATCTAAGGCGCTTTCCTGTAATGCATAGTTTTCTAGCTGATCCCAAGCCAATAAGTATTTAGTCACTTCCTCACAGCTTGGCTGCGGAACTTCCGGTCTTGCAGCTTTCTTCTTGTAAGTAGTTGCAGAATCCTTATTAATAGTTACATATTCAACCTCGTTGGGTTGGTTTGCCTGAGCAAATTCTATGTAGCTACCCACACTTCCATAGGTATTATCTAAAAATTCCTTAAAGATTTTGAATGTGCGCATATAGCCATAAGAATCTCTTTTGGGGTCTTTATGGGATTGCTCATTAGTAAACTTAATTTCTAATAATTCACGCGCTTTTCTTAATGAATTCTCACCGATAAATACATCCCAGAAATCCATGCCAATATCATGGCGATAAGGATAGAAAGCATCACTATAAATTACACTTTTATCTTTCAGGTGTTCATAATTATCATTGAGGTATTTCTTAAATTGTTCTCGTAGTGCCTTTATATGTGAACTTCTTATTTTATCCATCAAATTTTACCTCCTCCTTGCATAAAAAGGTGCCTGATTAAATCTATCTATTAACCTTTTTTGTACTTTTGCTGATTTGATGAAGTCTTTTCAATGGCTTTTAGATTACCATCCATTTTGCTAACCTGATTAAGAAATAAAGTTCCAAGCAGAAGTCGATCCTTTCTTGGTATTCTATTCCACACATAACCCTTGAACAGGTCTTTAACTAAAAAGACTTCACCTTCATTCAGATTTTCAGTTTCTATGATAGCTTCTTCTAATAACTCATTAACATCGCTCATGTTGTCCACTCCTTATCAATAATAATATCAACAACATTGTTAATATTATTATATATGCATTACCAATTTTAGTCAATTTATAAAAGAAAAAACCGTCAAACAAGAGAATGTATCTCCTGATTGGCGGTCGGTCACCAAGGTTATGTTCACACATCGATTTCGACACCTGATTTGAACTCTACAGTAAGCTTACTATCAAATACCGTAACTTTTTCAATAAGCCTCCTTACCAATTGCTCATCATATTCCTCCAACTCGTAGGACTGCTCATTTAAGAAATCTGTCATCTCAGCGATTCTCTGCCTTTTTCCTTCACGCTCTGCATTTTCAACCAGTGCATTTTGCTTCAGTTCCCGCAAGCGATATATCTCATCAGCCACTTCGTTATAGTCATTTTTGGACTTTGCTTGTTTAAGAAGCTCCTTCTGCAATTCTTCCAATTTGCTGTCAATGTCATCAGTAGCATTATCATTTTCCTCATTAAGTACAGCAGCTATGTTTTCCTGCAATGCCAGGAGGAAAGGTTCTTTGTTAGCCAAAAGTTCATTGATAGCCTTTACAACCGCTGTCTGCAATGTTTCCTCGTTAATGGTTGGGGAGGTACAGTCAGAATCCTTTTCCTCCAGGCGGCTGACACATCGCCAAACAATAGACTTGTAACCTCGGTTATTCCAGTGTACCCGGCGGTAAATGTCGCCGCACTCTCCGCAGTAAACAATACTAGATAAGGCATACTTACTGCTGTAAACTCGCTTTTTTCCGCCTTTGCCGCTTTGGATGTTTGCCCTCCGAACCATTTCCTCCTGCACCTGCATATAAAGGTCACGGGGGATAATAGGCTCGTGGCTGTTTTCTACATAATATTGGGGAACGATGCCGTTATTCTTGACTCGCTTTTTGGAAAGAAAATCAACAGTATATGTCTTTTGCAAAAGAGCATCTCCGATGTACTTTTCATTCTGCAGTATCTTTTTCAGTGTTTCAGGTCTCCATTTTGCTTTGCCTGCCGCCGTAAGAACACCGTCTGCCTCTAAGCCTCGTGCTATTTGTAAAAGGCTGGCTCCCTCAAGGTATTCTCTGTAAATTCTTTTTACAATCTCTGCACCCTCAGGGTCAATCACCAGATGCTTGTTTTCATCTTTAGTGTATCCGAGGAAACGGTTATGGTTGACTTGAACTTCACCTTGCTGATATCGATATTGAATGCCCAGCTTAACATTCTGACTTAAGGATTGGCTCTCCTGTTGCGCGAGGGATGCCATAATGGTCAGCATGATTTCGCCCTTGGAATCCATCGTGTTGATATTCTCTTTCTCGAAAAATACAGCGATATTCTCATCCTTTAACTGACGAATATATTTTAGACAGTCCAAAGTATTTCGAGCAAATCGGCTGATGGATTTTGTAATTATCATATCAATATTTCCTGCCATACACTCATCAATCATCCGGTTAAATTCTTCACGCTTTTTTGTATTGGTACCCGTGATGCCATCATCTGCAAAGATACCTGCAAACTCCCATTCCGGATTCTTTTTAATGAACTCTGTGTAATGGGCAATCTGTACCTCATAACTTGAAGCCTGCTCATCACTATCTGTGGAAACACGGCAGTAGGCTGCCACTCGTATTTTCTGTTTGCTTTCATTATTCTTATTATTTCCGACTCGTTTAATTGCCGGAATCACCGTTACATTCTTACTTACCGCCATCTGCTACACCTCGCTTTCTATCAGGCTGTAAGCATATTCCGCCTGCTTGAATGGGTTATCATATTTCTGTTCCAGGGGTTTTGCTTTGAACTCCACGGCATAGTCTGCTTCTGGCGCATCCTTTGGCTCCCATATCCTTCCCAGCCTTTCGGCTCGTTTTTGTTTCTCTTCTCCGGCTTTTTCGAAGGTGTCCTCATCAATAATCGGAGGATAGAACTCATCACCAAGGTATTGCTTATTCTGCAGCATTCTGCCTGCAGTGGCATGATAGCAGTCTATTCCGGCCTTTTTAGCCGCATCCTTTAAAGAAAGTCCAGCCAAATATCCGGCAAATAACTCCTTTACTTGAACTGCCGCCGTTTCATTTATCACAGCCATTCCGTTTTCAATTCTATATCCATAGGGTGTATGACCCATCTAATTCACCAACCTTTCTCTCAGTGTGATTCCACACTTTAATTCAAATCCAATCTCTTCTCGTGAATAGACAATAATCCGCTCTACATAATTTTCAAACAGCTCATTCTCATAAGCTGTGAGCATTTTGGATTTAGCAGCAAACTTGAGCAGATGGCTGACCTCCTCTACTTTTGCAAGATTGCCGTTTACTGAATGAGCAAGCTGCTCCTTTTCAGCCAGCAGCCTTGCGCTCTCTGCTGCCAGTGAATTCTTTTCTTTATTGAACAGGGCAGGTTCCAGATATCCTTTGGTCATTAAACCTGTCAGCATCTGACTTTGCTCTATGTTGTTTTCAATCTTGTTTTCCAGTTCCTCAATTCTGCGATAACTTGCTGTGTTGTTTTGATTACGCAGCCCATCTAAAAGCGGTCTTAATATGAACTTCTGACCGAAAATGAGTTTATTCATCATCGTAACAAACGCCGTCTTTATATCATCATCTCGAATAAACTGCATGGAACATTCCGTTATCTGCCTTATGTGCTTACTGCAGCACCAAGCGATATATTTTCTTGCTCCGGATGAATGAACCCGCCTTTTAAAGGTACTGCCACATTCAGAGCAGATGATTTTGCCGGAAAATGAATATCGGTTTTGATACTTGTTATTGCGCTTTTCAATTCCCTTTTCCTTTGCTCTCTGGCTGATAACGGCATCAGCTGCATCAAAATCTTCATGGCTGATAATCGCCTCATGGTGGTTTTCCACCAGATACATATTCTTCTCACCATAATTGGTGTGTCTATTAAAATGGCTGTCCGTATAGGTCTTTTGTAGAATAGCATCACCAGTATATTTTTCGTTGCAAAGAATCCCTCGGATTGTTCCAGCAGTCCATCGGCCGCCTTTTTTTGTAGGAACATTCCGATGATTAAGGTCATCCGCAATTTTCTGAGTCCCCTTGCCTGATAATGCCTCTGCAAAAATAAACTTCACAACTTCCGCCTGCTTGGGATTCACAATCATCTGACCGTCTATGTTTTTATAGCCGTATGGTGGATATGATACCTTGAAAGTTCCGTTCTGAAAGCGTCTTTGAATTGCCCATTTGTTATTTTCTGAAATGGAAATTGACTCACTTTCTGCAAGTCCACTTAAAATGGAGAGCATCAGCTCGCTTTCCATTGATTGGGTATTTATATTTTCTTTTTCAAAATAAATGTAAACATCAAGGTCTATCAGCTTGCGAACCATCTCAAGACAGTCTGCAGTATTTCTTGCAAATCTGCTGATGGACTTTGTAATTATTAAGTCAATCTTACTATTTTCACAGTCTGATATCATTCTAAGCAGTTCAGAACGGTTTTCTTTTTTCGTACCGCTGATACCCTCGTCATAATAAAGGCCTGCGTATTCCCATTCTGGGTTAGCCTTGATATAAGCTTCATAGTGGACCTTTTGTGCCTCTAAGCTGACAAGCTGCTCATCACTATCTGTAGAAACTCGGCAGTAGGCAGCTACTCGCAGCTTTGGCTTGATAAAAGAATCGGCCATATTTCCTTCTATTTTCGTTATCTTTTTCATCCTCTCACCTCCACTTCGGTAGGTCACATATTACCTCTGAAGCCTTTATATATCAACGACTTTAAGGCATTATCTCTGCCAAAACGGGAGAGAAAGTTTGACGATTTAATACGGTAATTTTGGTAAATTCATCTTCAGTAATTAAGCCTTGTTCGAGCATCCTTTTCAGCAATTTTTCTGCCTGGATATAATTAAACTCATGCTGTAACTGTTCATGCGATACTGTCTTTGGTTCGATTCTGTTCTCTATGATTTCATCCGTAATCTTTGTAACTTTCCTATCCTCACTCTGATTCATAAATCATTACCTCCTACCTAATAGCCGTGGGAACAGGTCGAAGTTGAGGTTTTGTAAAATAATTTGAATCAGAGCATAAAAAAAGAGCCTGCAGGAGCAGCGAACCCCCACAGGCAATTTTCTATTCATTATTCAGTTTTTATAAATGCGTCTTTAAATCCCGCCGCCTTGACCTTTGCAAGCTGTGCCTCGGCATTGGCTTTAACGCTGTATGCACCAACCTGAACACGGTAGAGCTTTCCCTGTTCAGTGGGTGCAATAGGTTTCGACAGAAGTTTTTCAACATCAGATCTAAAAGTGTCCATTGACTTACCATGTTTCGGAAACCAATGCATAACATCTCCATGGTTAGAAGCAATGCCTAGTTTGTAACCTTCGCTGTGGCAGATGATGTTCTTTTCAGTTAAGCCATACTGCTTACAGAGGTAGGCACATAATTCTACAGCTTCTTTATAAACAGCATTGAAATAAGCAGCATCGGCCAAATCATCCTCGCAGATTTCAAATCCTATATGAGTATCATTGGCAGAGCCACCAGAGTGCCAGCCCCGGTAATTCCACGGTAGCGTCTGGTAGGCGGCAATTGTGCCGTCATTCAATTTGCCAATAAAACCGTGGGCGCAGACTTCCCGGCCATCCGGTGTGTTCTGATTCCAGTGGTTGTTGTTCTGGTTCTTGCCAAGCAGTCCATCATCGGGTCCGACATAACGTTTCAGGCAAGGGTTATTCGCCCCGGTGGAATGCACCATAATACCTTTCGGGGTTATTGTCTTTCCTGCCTTATAGCAGGCATTGTTTGTTAATATCAGCTTATGCAAATTCATTTCATATCACCTCTTTGTTAGAATGGGTTGACAGCCGCAAGGGCGGCAGGATACAGATGGTAAGTAAACTTTAGGTCACAATATGCAGTCGGCGATGTGCCATCACTGCCCATGCTGATATACAGTCCATAACCTGCAGGCACTCGGCTCTGACACATTTCAATATGAATGTGCAGTCCTGCGTTGGCATTGTCAGCACCGATAGGCGTACTTCGTGAGATCCTGGTAAATGTCACTTCATCGTTTGAAATATATAAATCCAGTTCTTTCTCAGTCGTATCCGATTGACGGCAAAGGGTAGTAAGATGGCAGTCATAAGCCGTTGGGTAAAGCAGGCCATCCTGTCCGCCTATGACCACACTGCCGATAGGCAGAACCGTCTGCATAGGCCCTCGGATACTGTTGGCACCGCCAGAACCGGATGCATTGCCCGACAGGACATATCTCAAGTAGCTTGACCTGGTAAATGCATTAATCGCAGCTGCTGCAGTAGATGTGAGAGTCAATGCTGTCGTCACGTTTTCTGCCTTTTCCAAAAGGAATAGACTCTCACCTGCGGCAATGGAAACATCACCGATGGAGAATATCCGGCTCGTCCAATAAGCAGTGACCGCCGGATTTGGTTTTGTCCCTGCACCATAAGCAATGTTTACATTGTCCTGAATACCCCTTATGGCTTCGGCAAGTTTCTGAACAGTTTGACGAAGATTACTTTGCATCCGCACCTGCACATTATTCACCGCCGGACTGCCAAGGGATGCGACGATTGTATAGGTTATGGATCCCAGCACTACATTGCTGCCCGTCACTATATTTGTGAAAGTAATGGATGCTCTTCGGCTTAGCAAATCCGGCGCAGTGGCTGTTTCAATCGGATGGAAATGGTTGAGGAGAATCCCTGTCCGCGTGTAAAGTGTGTCACGGGTTTCCCCGATTAAATCATGCGTGGTGTTTAATAAACTGTGGTTATCATTTACCGAATTGTAGGTGAGTGTCAGCAGACTGTACACATCGTTCACATCGAGTGCAGCTAAGGCCGCAAGCACTTGATTCAGCCATTCCTGTGCAGGAGGCTCCGGTGGTTCGGCTATGCCATCCGCAAGAGCCTCCTCCACAATGGTAATAACTTTTGCACTTTTTCCAACCACATCACCAAACACGACTCTGATTTCTAATTGGCCCACGCCGGCATCTATGGTATCAGCCGCACTCGGTGACCATGTCAGAACCCCGGCGCTGTAACTTGTAACCACAGGATAAGCAGTTCCATCGGGTCTTTTATATATAGCCTGCAGTGAAGTAGCGGGATAATCGTTTCCCATCAAACTGGAAATATCAAACTCGATGCTACGGAAATGATTCTCACCGCGCCGGCCGATGTATACGGTTGATGCCTTCGTTAAATCAATCATTTTCCGTCACCAGCCATTGGAGGTTCATCATCTCTTCCGTGAAGCTGCTTAAGAACCTCTTTGAGCTTTTCAGGGATGGGCAGCCCAATATGCCCGGCATTCTCCAAAATGGAGATTCCTTCATTGCTCAGGTAAAAGAAAATCACCGCCGTACGAAGTGCACCACTATTCCCGGTGCTGCCTAAAATCTGCGTATCAAGAATATTGGCAACACCTACTAAAACAAAGATAAGTACCTTTTTAAAGATACCCTTAGCACCAATCTCACTGGACAGCTTTTTATCAATAATCGCACAAAGTATGCCTGTCAGATAATCTATAACGACAAAGGCGATAAGGGCATAAAGAAATCCATCCAAGCCCCCAAGAAACCATCCGAGAAATGCACCGACAGCAGCAAAAGTTAGCTGTATCCAATTCCAAATCTCTTTCATTAAAAACACCTCCATTAAGTTGAATTTGTGTATAGAAAAGCGCCCCTGCACATCACAAGAGCGCTGAATTGTATTTTTTCAACCTTTATAGCATCAGAATAAGGTTGTGTATTTGTTCCATTACGTCCGCTTTTGGTCGTCCTGTTCCAATTGGCTGCCAATCACCCGGTGGAAGGTCAAAAGCTGAGGAGTTAGGGTCGAATCCATTAATCTTTGTGATGATTGGCACAACTGCCCTCTGTATCTCCGCAATATGAAACGGCCAGTCTTTTATGGTGGTCTTTCCGGCAGTGACATCTCCGTTCCAGGCAGTCAATAGTAAGCCGTAATAATTACGGATGGTGTTTACAGCATTTCGGATTCCCCGAATATGTTCTGCCTTCACATGAGTAACTCCAGCTGTGATGGTTTCAAAAGGTGATGCAAATACCGTAAAGGTGTAGACAACCTCTGTGCTTTGTGACCGAATATCACTGTCAAGGCTACGGAAGGTCACTGTATGGTTTCCAGCAGTCAGCGCTAGTACTTGGCAAACTGTTTTGACACCATTCGTAAGATAGCCGTTTGTGGAGAAGAGTTCTGGATTATCCACGCTGTTCAGCCATGCCCCATTGTCAATCCTTACCTCCAAGATCTGCGTCTGACCATCCGGTTCTACACCCATAGTAATCATAAATCGTGGATTTACGTTGTAAGTGGAATTGCCGGATTGTGGACAGTCGATAATAGGGGCGGTAGGTGGACTGTTTTTCTTTACCGTATTGCTGGTTACATAGGCAGAAACCGCATCAAGCACATCGGTGACACTGATTCGGTAGCGGGTATATGTTCCTGCTGCTTGTGAGGCACTTGCCGTATACATCCCGGAAGTGGCACTTGAAACAATCGTCGCCACTGCTTCGTATGCTGTCCAGTTCGTACCATCTATGGAAGTCGATTGCTGAATGACATACTGCTTGATGGCACTTGTGCCTTGAACTGTACCACTCCATGTCAGAGTTATGGTAGAGGTTTCATAGATAGCAGGTGCAGCAACAAAAGATGACGGTGGAATTGGCAGTACATTTTTTCGGAGAGTGTTGCTGGTCATTGCCCAATCAGAATAAAAACTCCCTCCGGCTGCACCTTGTGTCCTTATTTGAAACCGGCGATAATTACCACGTGTGGCTGGGGGACTAACGCTCACATTACCACTGCTTGCAGAAGTATTCACCGTGGTTAGTGTCGTCCAAGCACCCCATGTGTTGTTATCTGGAGAATCACTGTACTGTATTTCATAGGAAGTGATGGCATTGCCGGCACCGCCCACTGCACCGCTCCACGTAAGATTAGCATTGCCTTCTGCAAGAGCCATACTGACTGAAAACGAGGTCGGAGCACCACAAGCAGTGACATTACAGAAGATGCTATTGCTAATTTTTTCAGTGGAGTAAACGTCCAGTGCATCGATTGTCCAAATCCCAAATTGAGTATAGGTTCCGGGTGTTCTTGATACTGTCGGATTATAGCTTCCTCCACTAGCCGCCAACGTCAACAAAGTCAGTACACTCCATGCAGTCCATGTGCTGTTATCAGTGGATGTACGACTTGCAATCTGGTATCCCTTTATTGCACTTGTTCCGCCCGATGCCCCGCTCCATGTCAGTGTAATAATCTCATCACTGTATGTGGCAGGAGAAGCAGCTACTGCTGCAGGTGAACTTGGCACTGTATTTTTGCGGACAGAGTTCGTTGATATTTTCCAGCCGGAGTAATAGCTTGCCCCCGCCGCTCCTCGTGTCCGCACTTGAAACCTGCGGTAATATCCTCGTGTTGATGGCGGTGCTGCCGACACGCTTCCACTGCCAGCCGTAGTGGTTACTGTAGTCAGTGCCGTCCAAGCACCCCAAGTGGAGTTGTCGGCAGAATCGCTGTACTGTATCTCGTAAGAAGAAATGGCATTATTCGTACCATCGGATGCTCCGCTCCATGAAAGGGTGACATTTCCTTCTGATAGTGCTGCATTAACCGAACAGGCTGTCGGAGACCCACATGCCGTAGTCAGCAAAGCAGAACTTAATACGGTGTAATTGGAGTTATCAATGACACCGGATGACAGTGTTAGCCGTCCATCTGATACAACTTTAAAACGCACACCCTGCACTGTATTACCCGTAGTGGATGCGCAGGTCACTGAAACATATCTGATTCTCGGTGTGGTCCCGTCCCAATCGTCGCCATCTGCCGCCTTAATACGTACCTGTGAAGAGGAGCCGTTTACGGTCATGGTGCAAAGGAGAGCATATCCGCTGTGGATGTAAGAGCTGGATGAACCCAAAGCTGCGGATATGGTGAAATTGTAAGTCATCTGGCTGTTGTTCGGACGGCTTTTCGTATAGGTGATTGTATAATGAACGGTCGGGCCTGAACCTGCACTCAGGGTTACGTTATTAATATCTGCCATGGTTATTCACCTCACTCATAGACTGCCGATACAAGCGAGTTTACTAACCCACAAAGACTAGTATTAAGCCGGGTATCAGTGATGTTATTTAAGATTATAGATGTGGCGGCTGTCGGCACAAGAACATCGGCGATACCAAGTTCATAGACGTCACTTGTTCTTGTCAATGCTGGTGCCGCAGGTGCAGTGGCAGGAGTTCCATCCACAACAGCAATCTGAATACTTCTGCTAACATTGCTAAAGCGAACCACAACCCGGTCAATACGGGGATTGCTTCCGCTTGCGGTGGTAAGTGGAATGTTCAAAGCATCTGTATTCTCATAACGATACCCATTAATCCAAGCGGTGCCTGCCGCCACACTTATCCCTAAGCCACTGCCGGGTGATACCTGCAGGTTTGTTGCTGTTTTATAAAAAATGCCGTTTGAGACAAGGCTTCCGAAATAGGCAGCAAAATCTGCTGCATCGTAAATCCTATCACCACCGGATGAATTAAAAAATCCGCTTTTCTCCATAGACTGTTTCCTCCTTCTTAGCTGGTTTTCGTATATTCTATAACCACATAGCCTGTATATGTGGTTCGGTCATTGCCGGGTTCCACAACGATATTGGCTGTATCCGCATACAGGCCGATTTGTGATGCGAAGTTGCTGTACCGTGCAAGAGGCAGTGGCAAGAATATCGTTCCATTTGTCGCAAAGCCGGATAAGCGGACAACGGTGCTGAGGTTTGATATGCCGTGTGCTGTACTGCCGGGAGTCGCATTGGGAAGCGAACCGAGACTGATAACCTTACGGTAAATCGTCTTTCCATCTGTCCAAAAGCACCCTGTGTTTTGTTCTGTTGCGGAATAGTCAGTTAAAGCCGCCGCAATTTTAGAAGCGGTAATTGTACGGTCTGCTATCTTCGTTCCTGTTACTGCCCCGTTTGCAAGCCTTGCCGTAGTTATAGGATCATTGTTGATGTTCAGCCAGTTTGCTTGGCCGGACGGGCTATTATATAGGAAAAGAGAAATCACGTAAAACGTCATGGTGTCCCTGCTGATAAAGAAACCCATCGCCCTCTGATAGCCATTTCCCGTGTTATCTCCGTTGTGTTTTATCAAAAATACTTGTCCGTTCTCACTTGGCTGGTCACTGAACTTGTTGCCGCTGTATGAGGTGAAGTATAAAGCATCTCCCGGAACCATGCTGTGCAAAGCATACTGACCAATCGATACGGTACCTGCACCTACTGATATTTCAAGTGCAGGAAGTTTTCCGAATAGATTATTGATGGTATCTACCACGGTATCTCCTTGGATTTTGGCATTTGCCTCCGTCAAATCACCGAGAGTTTCTACCACAGCTGATACACCCGTTGGGGCAGAGAGTGCTGTTTGAACCTGACTCATGTCGGAGCGGATTTTCTGTGCTATTGTTAGTTCAGCCTTTCCGAATACTACACTGATACTCTGACCATCTGCATCATAGTTTTCTTCGACTTCTGTAATGCGTGTTGTCATGGATACTCCCCATGCTTTGGAAACAACTTTGACGGTCTGCCCAAGGTCGAAGTCTGTCTTGTAGGCTAGATTGCCGTGGGGATTGACTGTTGTGTCAAATGTATAACGCATTGCCAGTTCATTCAACTTACTTTGGCCACGAAAAGTCAGTGCATCGGTGTAGCCTGCCCCGAAATCCTCTGTTCTTAGGTCTTTGGCATCAACAAAGACTTCACGGCGGTTTTCCCCGGAGCCGCTTGTAATGGCGATAAATGTCCTATCTGCTCCTTCGCCCTCACCTCCGATGAGTGCGGTGTTGGCATAGTCCGTCTCACTTTCTGTGTATACCTGTTCCGTCAGATTCTCGTATTCCTTGGAGAACACCGCCTGTGATACCGCACCGTTATACAATTTCGCCGTAAAGGTTCCTGCCGCTTCATTGAATACGGTCTTGATACCGACATCCGAAGCATCACATAGTCCCGTCACCGCATCCATAAGGTTACGGTATGATATCTGAGTACTGACTGGCACACCAAGATTTGGAGATGAAAAGGATATACCAGTAATCTGCCGTGCCGAGTCAGAAGGGTTGATGAGGTTATGATTTAAAAGCTGCTCCACACAGACAGAAAGATCACCGGACAGTTTCTCAGTTCCCCACACTATGCGGCGGGCAAGAAGGGAGGTGGCAAAGCGGCCGCTTACCGTGATGAACTCTCTGTCTGTCTGGGATAGCTTCAGATACTCGATAATTCCTGCCTCCTCGTCATCACTCTTCCAGATAATATTCCCTTCTTGCAATAGTGTGGCATTCTCTGGTGTGGATATTGCCTTTAACTCGAAAGAGCCACACTGGGAATACCGCCTCGTCCAACGCAGGTACTCAAAGGACTCCACAATGCCTACAAGTTCACGGTTTTGATTGTATATATAAAGTTCCATTCTCACACCCCCAAAAACTGCGGTCGGTAGTAAATGCTGACTTCCAGCAGATCCATATTGGCGGACGCATCATAGCGCAGAGTATTAATACCTGCGGCAAGCTGAAAGAACACCGAGCCGGTATCCAGCAGTGAGAAAGCATTTGTTATAGTTGAGCCATTAACACTGACTACACGTTTACCTGCAAAATGGGTATATACCCGAAGTTCATCCCCAGCACTCATTGTTGTGAGAAGCCTAATATATTCCCCGGTATCTAAATTTAAGAGTTCCGGGTTTGTCACTGTACCCAAGGCACGGAAAACAATCTCACATCCGCAGGATACATCGCCGATATTATCTACCGTGATGATTTGACTTGGCTGCCTTGCGCCAAACTCCATGCCGCCTCCGGGTATTTCCAGTTCAAATTTAAAAAGCGGCATCCAGGATGCCAATTCCTCACGTATCTCATTCAATGTTTCAAAAAAGGGTGAAGGACAAAGCAAGCTGATAAAAAAGTTCGGTATCCGCTGCCTGGAGGAAACAGTAAAGCCTGCCTCCTCCACAACACATGAAATCTGCCGTCCTCGATACAGGAGAGTTCCTCGCAGTTTTGGACTGAATATCTGTAAGAACCGTTGTCTTTGTGTATATGCTTCATCTGGAGTATCAGCGATAACTGTGCCTTCCAGTGTGATGTTGCGCATATCAAGTGTTGATGATATATAAAAAGCACCGTCTTGATCCGGTGCCTTGAAAGTATTAACGGTCTGACGTATGCTTCCCGTGCCGTCTATCTTGGTTAAAAAATATGGGCGGCTTTGTTTTAATGTAATGCTCCCGCCGCCTGAGTTAGTGTATGTCAGTTCCATGGCCAGACCCCCTTTAATATTCAAGTGCCAGCTTGCGGGACAGGTTTTTAAACTCCCGAGCCAGTTCCTTTTCAGACAGTGCCTTAGGTGTTACCACCGAGATGTTTTGTGTGATATTAGTACCGGTTGGAACAGAACCGCTCTGTCCGTTTACATTTCCGTAGTTCAACCCAAAACTTGCAGGTATCGCATTTTGCATATCCCTTGAGACAGTTTTCATTGCGTCCTCAAATCCAACACCTATGCCTTCGCCCATATTGCGGCCAATTCCGGCAAACAGAGCGGATGGAGAATGGATGCCGAAGAAGTCCTTAATTCTCGATACCACATTTCCGAAAAAGCCGGAGATTTTACTCCATAGCCATGCGCCTGCATCTGAAATACCTTGCCACAGACCCTTGATTAGATTTCCGCCGACCTTTGCCATTTGGCTGTAGTATTCAGCAAATGCTGATACAATCCCCGCGATAATCCGTGGTACTGCTTTGACTATTTCCACAATGATTGTAGGAAGATTTGCAATCAGTGCCACAAGCAGCTGAACACCCGCAAGAATAATCTTGTCAATATTTCCTGCAATGGCATTCACTAATGCACCTACGATTTTCGGGATTGCTGTTACAACGGCAGCAATAATCTGCGGCAGTGCCTGAATGAGTGCTACTAAAAGCTTAATGCCTGCGTCAATAATCTGAGGGATTGACCCAGTGACTGCACCGATAATGCTGTCTATGATTTGCGGAATCGCCTTCACAATTGCAGTAATAATGGCAGGCAGAGCTGTCACCAGTGAAGTCAGCAATTTAATGCCTGCATCGATAATTTGTGGAATGGATTCAACTAAAAAATCCACCAGTGCTTTTATAATGGCAGGCAGTGCAGAAACAAGCTGAGGTATTGCATCCAACAACCCTTGTGCCAATCCAAGTATCAGCTGCAATGCTGCGTTTAGAATCATGGGCAGGTTATCAGCCAAACCTTGAGCAATCTGCATCACAGCGGATACTGCGGCAGGTATCAACTGAGGCAAGGCATCTCCAATGCCACTGACGATTGTACCAATCATCTGCACTGCGGCTGTGGTAAGTGCCGGTAAAGTAGTTATAATGCCGTTAACAAGTGTCATCAAAAGAAGCACGGACGCCCCGGTGATTTGCGGAAGTGCGGCTGTCAAACCCTGCACCAGTGAAATGATGATTTGAGATGCAGCATCAACCACCATTGGAAGCTGCTGTGAAATAAACTGAATCGCCTCTTGCAGAACACCGCCAAAGGCATCAATTAGACCCTTTGCACCATCATTTGCAAAAGCAGCAGAAAGTTCCTCAATCCATCCGTTTACCATAGGAAGAACGGTGCCGGAGAGCATAGCAGAGAGTCCCTCGGCAAGCTGTCCTTTTAAGGATGCCACGTTATCTTCCAAGGTTGACATCTGCCCAGACAATGTTTTTGACTGGGTTTCCATGGCTCCGTAGAAACGTCCGCCTTCTGCTGTTGCCGAAGCAAACGCATCTGCGACCATATCTGCAGAGATAGCTCCTTTTGCCATCTCATCCTTCAGTTCACCAATGGATTTCCCGGTTTTTCGTGAGATTTCCTCTAAAGGGTTAAATCCAGCATTAATCATCTGCAAAAGGTCTTGACCGGTAAGCTTTCCTGTTGAGGACATCTGTGCAAAAGCAAGTGTCAAGCTTTTAAATTTCTCAGAATCACCTTGTGATATATCACCGAGCTGCTTCATATACTTTTGCGAATCCTCAGCACTCATTCCGAAACTCATCAACGTCTGTGTAGCCTCTGCTAAGTCCTGCATACCGAACGGTGTAGCGGCGGCTTCCTTTTTCAAATCGGTTACTAATTTCTGTGCCTTTGCCTGATCGCCAAGCATGGTAGTAAAGGATGCTGTGTAGCTTTCCATCTGTGCGTTGTATTCTATGCCATCCTTCATAGAGCCAATGAAGGCCTTACCAATTCCGGCAATGGCACTGCCAAGTGCCTTAATGCCGCCAATAATAACATCAGAAAGCAGATTAGCTTTTAACACATCGCCAAACACGGATGTTTTCTTACCTGCATCGTCCATCTCACCGCCGAGATTATCCACGTTGTCAGCGAGATTATTAGCAGCACCGGCAGCATCTCTCATGTTTTGTGTACTATCATCAGTGCTGTCGGCATGGTCGTGCAGAGTTTTGTTGTTTTGCTCCAGTTCTTTTTCCATGCCGTTGAGTTCTGCCTGTGCCTTATTTAACTGTATCTGCCAATTCTGTGTGCGGCGGTCGTTTTCACCGAAGGATGAGGAAGCATTGTCCAGTGCAGCCTTAAGGGTAGAAATCTTATCTTTCTGTGCATCAATTTCCTTATTCAAAACCGTATTGCGGGCGGTGAGTGAATTGACGGACTTGTCGTTTTTATCAAATTGACTAGTCACGAGGGTCATTTCACTGCCTAGAACTTTGAAGGATTGGTTGATGTCCGAAAGAGCCTTTTTAAATTCCTTCTCACCCTCAATGCCGATTTTTAATCCAAAATTATCTGCCATGCCATCACCTCCTCCCTATATACCCGGCGGGATAATATCATCAATTGTTCTGGTTTTCTTTGGCTTTTCAATGCCATGCCATTGCTTATGGCAGGCCCACAAGTCCAAAAACAGACCGATGGGCATAAGCCAGAAATCCTCCGCACTCATACCCATCTGAACTGTTCCGTAATAAAGAAGTCGAGTAAAGGTTTCATTGTCCGTTACTCGACTTGTGTGTTTTTTGGCTCTATGCCTTCGTCCTCACTTTCAACGTTGCGCTTTGTACCTTTGAACATCGCTTCGGTGATCGCATTTTTGTACACTGCCAAGTCAAGAGGCGAAGTAAGGAGTTCTACCTCATCCTCTGTCAGCAAATCCTCAGGCTTCCCTTTATTTTTAAGGTTTTGAATCAAAATGGACTGGTTAGCCAAAAGGGTCAAAAGCCACACAATTTCATCCAGTGCCATCTCGAAGTTCTCGGATTTCATCAGTTTTTCACCGAGGTTTTCAAGACCGCCATAACGGTTTGCAATTGCTTTTGTGGCACGTGTAGTGAGTATTAGTTCATACTCTTTGCCGCCGATATTGATAACGGCACCTCTCTCATCATCCATCTCTTACCTCCTATGGTTCCGGTGTATAGGTCGGTTCATAGACCTGCGAGAACCAACCAGTGATAGTTGTAGAAGTAACACCTGCATCACCCTCTGTAACCTCCGCTTTCCATGGGTGTTTGCCAGTGCTGTCCAGCTTGTTTCTGCGGGTGACCGTTCCCTCGATGGTGGGTGTTGAGAACTTAATGGAATCTGCCTTTGTCTGCAGGTTTGTTGCCGGAAGTCCAAACTTTACACGATAAAGCCAGAAATAGCGGTATTTGCCGTTGGCCTTCTGTGCACGGAATCCCACTGCGACAGATTTACCCACATTCTCACTGGCAGAGATCAGTACGCCGTTGTCGTCCGTTGTTGCCCCGGTCAGATCCGCTGCGGCCGTAGGACCAATGTCGTCAACACCTAAGGTGAGCTTTCCGTTATTGAAATCCTTAACGACCTCGGCTACACCGTCGTCTGCATACAGAATTGCCTCCATCAGTTCCACCGAGAGTTCGGCGGTGATGGCTTTGGCGAGAACAGAGGGAATTCCATAAGTTTCTTCGCCGTTTACGTCTTCAGTTATTTTTGAATAGTATAATTTGTCAAGACCGATAGTTGCCATATTCTTATTCCTCCAATCCATAGTTTTTTGCCACGTCGATGGCATAGTGATGATACCCGGTATCGTCCTCGTGTCCGATATACCGGCGTTCGGTTATTGTGAAATCCGCATTCAAGAGTGCATTTGTGATCTGCTTTTTGTACAGCAGATAACTACCTTTTGAAAACAGCGATATCCGTGCCTCCTGTACATCAAATCCCGGACGGTTATCCGCATGGACTTCAAAAATATCTGAAAGAGGTGTTATGACTGCATACTCATCCGGTGCCTTGCCTGAAAAAACACCTGTTTCCACGGGAATGGGTATGGCTGTTATGAGTGTGTTTAATTCTGATAAAATGCTCATAGCTTATCAATTTCCTCCTCCAATTTGGCAGTCATTGCACCCACACAAGGCTTCCGTGATGAACTTTTGGCAGGCTTTAAAAAAGGCTTTGCTGGCTGACCATGCTTGCCGTATTCGATAATGTTGGCAATCTTAGCATTGCTCCCGCCATCAGAGCGCGGCTCTGCAAATCCAACCTTTACGTTAAAGTCGCCATTCCTGTCCTGCCTAGCAGATGTAAGACCAAGGGATGAGAGCAGCTCGCCTGTGGATTTGGATGGGTATTTCGTTTCTTTTCCAATCACTGACTGCAAATTAGACTTGACCTTTTTTAGTACCACATCGCCGCCTGCCTCCAGCACCTTGGGAATAATCACATCAGTTTGGTCAGCCAGGCGGGAAACTTTCATAAGAAATTCCTCTGGCATCTTCATATTTACTTTTGCCATATCCATCACCTCACAGAAGGTTCCAGCCGTTCAGCATGAACCTCAACATACATTCCACGTCCTCTGACATCCTCAGCACTTAAAATTTGGTATCTGCCATCATCACAAGTAATGACCATTTCCGTTGTGACCTTAAGTCCAGGGATTTTTCTAAACCGAAACAGGGAAGTTGCAGTGGAGAATGCCGCCATATTAGTCCATCGCTCACTGCCATGTCTGTCTTCCTTATACGCACGAACAGAAGCGAGAATGTTGTCGCCTCTGGTTGTAAATCCCTCGCTATCCTTGATTGGTGCAGTGCTGATGATATCGATGAAAGTGTTCATCTTTCCAAAGCTCATATCATACCCTCCATTCTCGGTCAAGCCGCAGAAGTAGGTTCACCGTGTTCCACACCTGTTGACCTGCCTGCACGCTATCGGCGAAGAAACCTGCTGTCGAGCCGTCTCTGCTTTCGTAAAAATGACTCGACAGCATGATTACTGCCTGTTCTGTGGTGGGCGGCATAGTGTTTTCATTGTAATAGCCAGCAGCAACATGCTGATAGCTTTCCGCATAGGACACGGCGGCTTTGATGTAACTTAGCAGAAGTCCGTCATCCGCATCATGGGTGAGAATTAAATTTACTTTGACCTTTGGTAAAAGATTATCTGTTGTCATATCATCCGCCTCCTCCGCTGATTATTCGTCTGCCATAAGTCCTGCCGCTTTTAGCTTAGCAAGCAGGGCATTGAAATCCGTAACCAGGCCAACTGTATCGGTGGCAGTGCTGTCTGCTTGATTCGCTGCAGCGGGAAACCCCGTTACCGAGGCCCCCTGTTTAATCTCCAATGTACCGCCGATGACGGTTTTATCTCCGCCCTGTTCGGTGTAATTCTTTGTGTTGTAGCTCATAATGCACCTCCGTTAAGCCTTCTGCTGAAGAACTTTAATAGCCTCTGGTAAAATCAGCTTGCCATCCACACGCTGAGTAGCTACAAATCCTACCTGGCCAGTAACAGCATAGAGTTCATTAAGTCTCTTAAATACACGGCCTTGACGGTCAGCTACCCAGTAATAGCTGAAATCGCCGAATGCTATAGTCTTTGCTCCAGCTGCAATAGCAGGCACGTAGGAAGATGTATATAGCGGACGGTTAAGAATAGTATCTGGAGTTCCAGCCTGTATAGATGGCTGCCATAGGTACTGACCTTGACCGTCTTTCAGCTTGCGAATTGCCTTTACCGTTGAATCGTTCATGATAAAGACAGACTTATTACGATAAGGTGCTTTTAGTGAATAGAACAGATCAAGCACCTCATCGAGAGTGATAGCTGTGCTGCCTGCTGTAGTTACACCTAGTTGTGCTCCTCCTGTGGCCGCCAGGATACCAGTCGGTTTACCAGAGCCATCACCAATGAAAAAGGCTTCCTCTTCCTTGCTGCCGATACGTCTTGCAAACTCCCTTGAAATATAAGGTTCAAGCTGAAATACACTGTCGTTTAGAAGTTCCTCAGAAACCTTGATCATCGTACCAAGCTTATAGGCTCCAATAGACACTTGACCAAAGCTGTCATCACTTTCAGGAATTGCACCTTCCTCATCAATCCATGAGGCTGTGCCCTTAGATGCCACAACTGGAATTTTACGGTCACCGGAAGCGGTAGTGATGACATTAGCCAGTGTACGGAAAATGTTCTCTTCCTCCAAAGCCTCTACAAGGGTTCTCTCAAACTCGTCAGGCACGAGATAACCACCCTCGGTGTCTGTACCGATTTGCAGGGCATTTCTCACGGTTGAATCAAGTCCTTCTCCTGCGCGAGTACGCATAGCATTCCAGAATGCTTTCCTGTACTCAGCAGATGCACGGCCAGTCTTTTCCGCTCCTGTTCTTGCAGGCTCATTAGTAATAGGGTTACTGGTGGCTTTGGAGAGTTCCATGTCAATAGATGCCTGGCGTTCAAGACGCTCGATTTCTTTGCCAAGTGCCACAACATCAGCTTCCATCTTGTCATAGACAGCGGTGTCCTCAGCGGATAAAAGTCCATCGCCGCCGCGTTTGGTGTCAAGGAATGCCTTAGCTGCATCCCATGCTTTTGCACGTTTCTCGCGCAGTTCTAAAATTTTACTCATTATGTTTTTCCTCCTTCAAATTAGTGGGTAATTAAAGAAAGCCGCTTATCAAGCGACTCAATTGGGGTACCCGTTTTCAGTTTTGGCTGCTTTGGCAGTTTGCTAATAAGAGAGTTCGTTACTGCCATGCGTGAAAAGATAAGGCTGTCGCTGGTAGTCTTTTCACCATCTGCAAACATGATTTTATCGGCAAAGCCCATCTCAATCGCCTTATTAGCGTTCATCCATGTTTCCGCATCCATGAGGTGTGAAAGTTTCGCTCTCGACATTCCAGATTTCAGTTCATAGGCATTGATAATACTTTCCTTGACCTCATCAAGCAGAGCTTTGGCACGGAGCATCTCTTCGCTGTCGCCTATGGCAATGGTCGAAGGATTATGGATCATAAGCATAGATACAGGTGACATATATACATCACCGCCTGCCATTGCAATAACCGATGCAGCACTTGCCGCAAGTCCGTCGATTTTTACAGTAACGTTTCCGGTGTAATCCATCAGCATATTGTAGATCTGAGCCGCCGCAAACACATCGCCGCCGGGTGAGTTAATCCACACCGTGATGTTGCCGGAGCCTGCCGAAAGTTCATCTTTGAATAGTTTAGGAGTGACCTCATCACCCCACCATGTTTCCTCGGATATTACTCCGTTGAGATAAAGGGTACGTTCCTCATCAGAATCTCGCACCCAGTTCCAAAACTTCTTCATTTACTGACCTCCTTTGGTTTTGGCGAACGCACCTGCGTCTGCCAGTTTTGTCATATTGCCGTTGACCAAATATAAATCACCGCCTTCCTCAGCAGGGATGCGGTTCATGTCCTCCAGTTCACGAATGTCATTTGCCGACATCCAGCCATTTTGCCGGCCGACAGCATAGCCATTCATACGGCTTTGGTAATCGCCGCGAAGCAGACCATCCACATTGAACTTGATGAACAGCGAAGTTTTCTCAGAAGGTAAGATAAGTGACTGCTGAAGACTTTGCTCCCAGCGCACCACCCATGGATCAAGGGTGTATTTTACAAATTCCAGTGACTGCTGTTCAATGTTAGAAAAGCTTGACTTCTCAAGGTCACCAACCATATGGGGAGGCACACGGAATATCCTTGCAATCTCATTAATCTGAAATTTCCGTGTCTCGAGAAACTGCGCCTGTTCCGGCGGAATTCCGATTGCCTGAAACTTCATGCCTTCTTCTAAAACTGCCACACGGTGTGCATTGCTGCTGCCTTGGTAGGCGCTGTTCCAGCTATCCTTAACACGCTGAATGTCTTTAATTACACCGGGATGTTCCAGTACACCTCCAGGATTGGCACCATTGGCAAAGAAGGCTGCACCATATTCCTCAGTGGCAAGCGACATACCAATTGCATTTTTCGCCATGGCGATGGGGCTGTAACCGATTAGTCCATCAAAACCCAAACCGGGGATGTGGAGAACATCGTCTTTGCGAAGTGTCACATATCCGCCTTTGGGGTTCAGTCCGCTTTCGTCATAATCCCTGTAATAGGTATAGACCAGTTCACCGTTTGCCGCTCGGCTGACCTCCATCTTGCTTGGGAGCAGAGGATAGAGAGCTACTGCCTGCCCACGGCCGTTTCGGACTATCTGTGCGTAAGCATTGCCCCAAAGCAAAAGATGACTCATCAGTGTTTCTCGGAACACGAATGAAGTCATCTCTGGATTTGGTTCATCATGAAGAAGATAGTACAAAGGGTGCTGTGGAATACGTTCCTTGCCGCCGTCCATGCGGTATCGATAAACGTGCAGCGGCAAACCCGCTATAGCCTCAGCCAGTATCCTTACACAGGCATACACTGCTGTTGTTTGCATGGCAGTCCGCTCATTAACCATCTTGCCACTGGATGTGCTGCCGAACAGGAATGACCATCCGCTTCCTATACGGTTTTGAGGTTTATCCCTTGAACGGAACATTGCTGAAAATATACTCATAAAATTAACAACCCCCTCTCGTTGTAAACCGAATCTCCGCTGTTGCCGGAACCACAACGAATTGCTCTATCAAGAGCCATTATTGTTGCTACTGCACCATCTATCTTTTCAGTAGATTTTTCTTTATCTGCTTTGATGTTTCCAGCAGGGTCAGTTCGGATATAGATGTTATCCATCATCCAGCGAAGAACCGGATGACCACCGTGGGCAATTTTCTGTTCCAAGGTCAGTTTCATCAGTTCTTTGGTCGGTGGAGACATGTCTTTAAAGCCTTGGCCGAACGGAACCACTGTGAAACCAAGGTTTTCGAGGTTCTGCGTCATTTGTACTGCACCCCAGCGGTCGAAGGCAATTTCTCTAATGTTATATTTTGTAGCAAGATCCTCAATAAAGGATTCAATAAAGCCATAATGCACTACGTTCCCCTCGGTAGTTTGGAGGAACCCTTGCTTATTCCAGACATCGTAATTTACATGGTCACGCCGAACACGCAAGTCGATGTTTTCCTCCGGTATCCAGAAGAACGGCATAACAGTGTACTTATCATCCTCATCCAATGGAGGAAAAACCAGCACGAAAGCCGTGATATCCGTACTGCTTGATAGGTCAAGTCCGCCATAGCAGACTCGCCCCCGCAGTGCTTCCGGGTCAACAGCAAACGCACAGGCATCCCATTTCTCCATAGGCATCCAGCGCACCGCTTGTTTGACCCATTGATTGAGCCTAAGCTGCCTAAAACTGTTCTCTTCAGCAGGATTTTGTCTTGCTGATTCAAAGGCTGCTTTGACTTTATCCATACCGACTGTGATTCCCAACGAAGGATTTGCTTTCTTCCATACCTTTGGGTCAGTCCAGTCATCTTCTAAAGCAGCACCATATATAACAGGGTAGAAGGTAGGGTCATTTTTTCTGCCATCTATGATATCTAAAGCCTTCTGATGTACCTCCCAGCAGATACTGTTCTGATTGTCCCCGGCAGTAGTTATAAGGAAATACAGCGGCTGCATTCTTGCATCACCGCTGCCTTTGGTCATAACGTCGTACAGCTTTCGGTTAGGTTGAGTATGAAGCTCGTCAAACACCACACCGTGGGTGTTAAAGCCATGCTTGTTTCCAACATCGGCTGAAAGCACCTGATAAATACTGCCTGTTGGCTGATAGATGAGCCGCTTCATAGAATCGAGGATTTTCACTCGTTTTGTTAAAGCCGGACACATCCGCACCATATCTGCTGCAACATTAAAAACGATGGATGCCTGGTTGCGGTCGGCAGCACATCCGTAAACCTCGGCACGTTCCTCGTTATCTCCGCAGGTTAAGAGCAGGGCAACAGCCGCTGCAAGCTCACTTTTTCCCATCTTTTTCGGTATTTCCACATAGGCAGTATTGAACTGCCGATAGCCGTTTGGCTTTAAAATTCCAAATATATCTCGGATAATCCGCTCTTGCCAGTCGATTAATTCAAATGGCTTACCCGCCCATGTGCCTTTAGTATGGGAAAGTGCCTCTATAAAGGACACGGCATAATCGGCGGAGGACTTATCGTAGACCGAATCAGCCGACTTAAACCGTGCCGGGGTGTATTTCTTAAGTTTTCGTATATCCGCCGCCTCCTTCCGAGCATAAAAATAGACCTGCATCAAGCAAGCCTTCAAAATCTATCTGTACGAGAAACAGAGCCGTTTTTGGCACTGTTCTCTGGCTAATATTTAGTTATTTATTTCTCCTCACCGGTTAGAATGAATCGGGAATAGGCACCAATGTTATCTGCAAGGTAAACAAGCAGCTCGTCATATCCCTCTCTCAGAGCGATTTCCTGCACCTTTTGCACATCAAACATATTCGTTTCGCCTGTGGAGCGGATGGCGAGTATCTGTTCCTTTATCTTTTTATCCATTTTCGGCCTCCTTGGAATCCTCCACCGCCTGTTTCAGAATGCCGATATCGAAATCTGCACTCTTATAGCCATCTAAGATAACGCTGTAATAATAGCAGCTTGGAGTGCCAAGTGGCCTGCCATCGTTCATGATGTACACCATAGTTTCTACGTTCTTTTTGCCAAGTTCCACTTTGACTGTTTCTTTTCGGTAAAGGAATGGGAAACCCTCGTAGCGGTCGAGTGCCGCTTCGTCGGTCGGGGTAATCTCCCACAGCAGGCATGGCACTGTCTTGCCCTTAAAAGGCTCCACGGTTGCAACAGCGCCGCCGTGTCCGCCTCGAAACAATAACTGATAATCCTTTAATACAACCGGCCCAACAGGCTTTGCTGTGGGGCAGCGGTGCGCCATTTGCTCAAGATTGAGGTTTGAGCCATAGGCGAGATAGAATGTTTTATTCATAGACCTTATCCTCCTTATTTTTGCTGGGCAACCCTTTAGGCTGCCCGAAACCGCCACGCTGCCGAACCATCCAAATGGGCGGTCAAGTGTTCACGGCAGTTTGCGAATTCCTCGCCGATGAAACCGATGCGGTTGAGGTAGGTCCGCATTGCAAACTTTTCATTCTCGACCTGCGGTTTCTTTGCCGAAGCACACTTTTGTGTCAGTGCCTGGTTGTTCAGTGCAAGGGCGAGAACAATGTAGCTTCTAATCTTGCCTGCGTGAAGTTCGCTGTTAAAACCCCTAAGCTCGACCGAGTGATTTCCGTTGAAAAAGCTGTGCAGGTTAAGAAAATGGTATCGGCTTGAATGGTAATGCCTGGTGGTGCTTTCGCTATAGCCTTCATACCAAAGGCTCTCAATTTGCGCCAGTGTTTTTGGCTTCTTGCGGTTGATTTTTTCCACCAGAATCTCATCCATCTTTTTGCAGTAACCCATTCGTTCAGGTGATATCTGCAAAGCCTTGTAAAAAAGGTCATTCTTGCTTGCGATGATGTTTACAAAGTTTCGTATGCTCCTTGCAGTGTGGTCTGCTCCGTCCAAGTGGATATGGATTCCGCAGGAGTTGTTGGTAAAAGCTCCTGCCTTGCGTAGCCTGCGTACCACCTCCTGCAATGTTTCAATGTCCTCTTGGTAGGTTAAGATGGGACTTACCAGCTCCACGCTGTATTCTCTGGCTGCTGCAGCTTTCTGCCGCCCTTGTTTCTTCTGGCAGGAGATGCTGCCGTCACTCATAATTTTCCAAACCCGCCCGTCAGCGGTTGTAACCTTCTTGGTATCGTAATAGTCGCCCGTGTTCACAACCGTTCCGTTTAGGTATTCGGCTGCGACCTTGGCAGCTTCGTTTCTTGTTATTCCTGTGAACTCAATTTCAATTCCAAATTTCTTGGTTAGCATTGATTCTCGCTCCTTTTAAAGTGTATTTGTCCCTTTCGGTATGTACATATATCACTCTAAAAGGCTTATATATCAAGACAATTATTCAATATAAACACACAAATTTTCTCCCATTTATGGCTTAGAATGTGTGTACTTTATTCTTCGATTTTCTTGCATAAATCCTCGCCAAAAGCCACTCCAAGAGAGCTACCGGAATCCCAACTTACATGGATGGTTCCCATGTCGTCAGCACCAGTAACTGTACCTTTAGCACCTGGCTGAAGTTTGGTATAGGGGTCATCCATCTTAAGCAGCATAACCCTTGTTCCTGGAGTGTAATAGCTTTTAAGTCGCTTTAGCATTTCTGGGTGAATGATATTCATTGTTCACTCACCACCTCATGCTTGGCAGTTCCACTTTTGAAAGCAGAGCTGCCCGGTAGCTTGGAGAGGAGAATCTTTCTCTCCATCTTATAATCTGAGCCGATAAACCCAAGCCTTAGTAGGAAACAACGGAAAGCGTACTTCTCATTTTCTACTTGCTTTTCGGCAGCATTAACCCTTTGTTGTGTTTTTGCCATCTCACAGAGTGCGGTCACAAAATGGGTGTAGGCTTTGACCTCATCTGAAGTAAGCTCTCCTTGAAACCAAGGGAAGCTAATGGTTTCTTCGTTTGTTATTATTGGGATGAAATCAGCACCTAGAGCTTTTTTAATTAGGGACGATTTGCTTTCTACCAATCGCTTAAGGTTTTCAAGAGCCACATCGGTGAAAGCCGACCTTGGCAGCTCAATGGTCAGACGGTTGGTTTCAACCTCGTCACTTTGTTCGGGTTCTGCATATGCCGGAGGCTCCTCATAATCACGGTAAGGACTGACCCTGCCGCCAAGAGCCGCTTCGTAAGGAATTTGAACATCCTCCGGTACAGGTTCTGCCTCTGGGAGTGGAGCGTCATATTCTTCTGTAATCGCTTTAAAATCATGTAATCCCTGCAGGTCAGCAACCAAGCCTGGATTGTCCTCACCCTCGAGCATTCCATTCTTGTCGATGTGGTAGCCTCCTACTTCATAAGCAAAGGTGGGTGCGCCGAGGTATATTGTCGGAACATTTAGTTCCAGGCTGATTGCTCCGACCAGAGATTTTCGCTTTGGGCCAGTAATACTATAATTAATCTTCATTTTTCCTACCGCCTTTCATTTTTCGGTACTACATATATCACTCTGAACGCTGTAAATAGCAAGTCATTTCGAGCGTTTTATGTAGGAAATACTGTTCTATTAATCAGCGGTATTTTGTGCAGAAAACGCAATGCCCGACAAAACAAAATATACACAAGGGAGTGCCACTCCGTTGCCCCACATCTTATATTCTGCTGAATCTGAATGCGGGTCTTTAAGCCACTTAGATATCTGCCTTAAGGTCTTAGGTTTTGATGAACTTCCCGTAATCTTACGTTGAGTTTCAAATATTTCATACCAAATGCGTAAGTCATCCATTGTTGGTTTTTCTGTTGCAAGATTACTGCACCACCAATCAGGAAAACCTTGAAGTCTTGCACATTCGGTCGGAGTTAATCTTCTGACCGTGTACTCAATGCCATCTGTATCATTAATAAGCGGAGGATCTTTGTAATCCCTTGCGGCAAGTGTCGGTGCTTTGTCCTCATTCACTTGCATGAATCCACCCGTTGTCATTGCGTAAACTGCGTGTCTATCCGTGGTATTAAGGGTGAAAGATACCTCTTTATTAACACCGTCACCCTGTGGCCCGTTCTTGTCTTTTCTGCCTATCATAGAGCCTTGCAATGCATAACTTTCTACCACAGCAATACCGCCTTGATTGCAGGAGGGATTCCCTCCATTTCCATCAATGGTACGTGAAGTATCAGCTTCATATACACCGCTGTTTGGATTGGATGATTTCATAGCATTGCTGTCTTTAGAACAGATACCATAGGCTTTCGGAACAAATAACGTCTGGTCATTATTGCAGGATAGCGCTGCCGATTTATTATTCTGGATAAGAGCACCTTTGCCACCGCCCTCACAGCCACAGCGGATTTTGAGAGTTTTCGGTGTATCACCAACCACAAATGGCTGATTATTGCCGCCTGTTCCATATGTTGCGGATATTGTCGGTGCAACATCAATCGGCCCAGTAAAGCGAGTATCTCTTCCATGATTATCAAAAACCGCTGCATCCATAACACAAGGTGGGTGATGAGCCTCTGCTCGAAGAGTGCAAGTGACATCTTCTGTGATATCCATACGATTGCCACCCTGGTCATTTAAAATCACACTGCTTGTGCCTGTCTCTCTAATGCCGTTTTCAAAACAATCGGCAGTTCCTTGCCACGATCGGAAGCTCTCCTTAGAATACCCAGACAAGCCTTCTGACTTAAATAGTATTTCTCCGGCACTCCCACCTGCAAAATCTGCGACAAGGAAGATGCGTTTTCTTCGTTGGGGAACTCCCCAGTATTGAGCATCAAGCACTCGCCAGGCAATGGAGAAATTACCTCCCACGACATTTCCTGCTTGCCTCCACTTATCAGCTTTAGGAACTGATAAGGTTTCATCTTTGATGTGACAGATGCTTTCAAGGACACATCTGAAGTCCTCTCCTTTGTTCGAGGAGAAAGCACCGGGCACATTTTCCCAGACGATGTATCTTGGATATTTGCCATCTGTAGCACACCTCATTTCTTTTACAATTCGGATGGCATCATAAAAAAGGCTTGAACGCTCTCCGTCCAAGCCATCACGCTTACCTGCCACTGACATATCCTGACAAGGTGATCCAAATGTAATAATATCAACCGGTTCTATCTTGCCGCCATCCAAGCAAGAAACATCACCATAGTGTTTCATAAAAGGCAGCCTTTTGGTCGTAACCCGTATAGGAAACGGCTCAATTTCGGATGCCCATAACGGCTTGATGCCACAGAGCAGACCGCCCAAGGGAAAACCGCCACTGCCGTCAAAGAGAGATCCGAGGGTCAGTTTACTCATCCTTTAATCACCTCGCTGTATAGTGTTTTGTTATTGCATTTTTTAAGCACCCAAAAGTATGAATGATATTTTCGTGCATGTTTTTGATTTTGCTGCCATTTTGCTGTGATTCTGTTCTTCGAAAGTAAAATAAAAAGATCAATAGGGTAGAAACCCAATTCAATCGCTGTATTATAAATAAAGCAGTGGCTAAAATACTGCTTGCCACTGCTAACTTTATCTTGGCATTTGAAAACCAATATGCCTTCCGATTTTAAAATCCTGTAAAACTCCTTCATCGCATTTCTGTAAAACCTAAATAAGGCCAATTCGCTATCATATACTCCAAAACGCTTATTGATTACATTGCTATTATCAACCTTATTCAAGCTCCTTCCGGTAGCAGCAAGAAACGGAGGATCAAATATGATGGTATCCAAACTGCAATCAGAAAGAGGGAGTTTTTCCGCATTAGCCTTTACAACTCCCTCTATTTGTGGATTTATATCAAACTTGTATCCTGGTTTTTCTATCCCCGTATCTTTATAAAAGCAGCCCCTAGAATAGGTGGGGTCGCAATCTATTCTTCCGCTTTTTGAATGAAGTTCCAGTATGTTTTTAATTATTTCTTCCTGAGAATATGAAATACTTTTTATCATGGCTGTATCTCTAATAGTTCTTTATAGGAAAACTGCTTATCATCCCTAATGCAAAACACACCGTCTTCGACTCCTACTTGTTCAATAAATCTCTTTACAATGACGTCGCAGTATTTTTCATCCAGTTCGATGGTATAGCATATTCTGTCCGTCTGCTCACAGGCGATAAGTGTAGAACCACTGCCGCCAAAAGGATCAAGTACAATGCAATTTGACAAACTGTGTAGTGGTATAGTGAACTTGTAACACTCCTGCCTAATGGATTACAATATCTACTTAGAAAAGGAGTACGCCAT